ATGGAATTCTACCTCCATCTTTTCTCATTCCTCTAATTATTTTTTGTCCAAATTCTAATGGAGTAGATAATTTTTTAGGTAAAAAGTTAAAATTTATTTTTAATAATTTTTCTTTTAATTTTTTTGCCATAGCATCTCTTTCTGGAACAGAAATTATTTCTTTTTCTGTAACAGGTCTTGAGCCTATGGTTAATTTACCTCCGGGTGTTTTTTCTAACACGGGGACACCCGTATAAGCTTCTTCAAGTCTTTTAAATCTTGGATCTGTTATCGATTTATCAGTAAAAACATTTGGTGAAATTTCTTGTGTTAGAATTGTTCCACCTCTAGTTCCTGTTTGACCTAGTTCAGCTGCAGCTGTATCAATAGCTTTTGTTTTAGCCGCTGCTATTTTTTTAGACCTTCCTGTATAATCTGGATTTTGTCCTCTTTGTATTTCTGTATCGATATATTGATTAATACTATCTAATGGATCTCCTGTAAAACTGTAACCTATAAAATCTTCTGCTTGTTTTATATCTTTAAAAGTAGAAACACCTCTAGGTCCTATATTTCCCGCAGCTTGGTTAATTGTTCTAGGTATTACTCTAATATTTTTAAAAGGATCATCTTTTACAGATCCAAAATGATCTATCTCAAAAGGATTTCTACTAAATATGCTTTTAGCTGTCTGTCTATCTTTACCGCCAGCTATATAATCTGCCTCTTG